TTCAGTGAATCTGATTTGTCCGTGAATGGCCTGAAGAATATCAGCGCTCACAAGAGCTATCTCGCCACTGGAGTCAACCCGCACCTCGACCTGGTAGGCGGGGACGGGGGGTTGACAGCGTATAAGTTCGACGCAGCATCGAGTTTGGACGGAACGGGTTTTGGTGTTGCCCTAGGGTCGAAGGATGTGGGCGACTCCACCTACATGGATTTGTTTTTGTATTTTTCGAACGCAGAACAGGTCGTCTCTGATATGTGGTATTTCACCGGGGGTGACCGGGCGACTTCTTCCGCTACGAACCGGAACGGGTATTTTTCAAGCAACCGAACCAGCACTTCCGCTTTTAGCGTTTATTGGGCTAATTCGGGGAATGCGCATGGGTCGATCGCCTCGGGCGGCTCGACAAGCAACCAGCCGCCGAACTGTGGGTCCATCTCCGCGTATCAGCTTCAGGATTGCAACGGAGATACCGGACAGCAATACCTGTATGGCGGAACGCTTTCGTTTCTTGCCATCCACCATGGATTGACCTCGACGCAGTCATCGAATTTTTTCAATCGGATACAAACCCTTCGCCAGGCACTCGGTGGCGGCTTCGTCTAAAAACATGAAAGAGTTATTTGACCTTGAAAATAGAACCCCGCTGTTCCTGGCGGCAAATGTTGTAGCCGGCGCCGGCGCCTGGATAGGAAAAGTTCAGCCATTCCTTGGTATGATTGCTGTGACGATACAGATTCTCGTCGGCATCTTTACCCTGATTCACTTGATTCGTCAGTCTAAAAAGAAAAGTTCAGACGACTCGGATTCGGGGACTCTTTAAGATGAAACGATTGGTTTTTTCCCTATTGGCCGGTGCCCTCCTCGTCGGGTGTTCTTCGTTCGGTATCCGCGGCGGCAAGAGTGCGTTCCAGATCACCCAGGCCGGCGTAGTCCAGGGCAAAGTGAAGCAGTCCATCGACCCGAAAGAGGCCACCGTCCAGATTTACGACCGGACGACAGAGACCCCCGTGGCGGCGAATGTGTATCCGACTTTTTCTCCGATCGTGGTGCCCCAGGTGGGTGCGCAATACGCGCCGCCGGCTACCGTGACCGTGATTACGAACGGCGTCGCGCGCACAACCGAGCACTTCGAAACGAGGATCGGCGCCGCGCAAAAGGACACCGCCCAGGACATCACGGCTAAATTGAAGGCACTCAAAGGGATTGTGTGGGTCGGAGTCCTCATCTTTTTATTCGGCGTGGCCAGCTTCGTGTATCCTCCGTTGAAAGTTCTCGTTGGCGGAAGTGTTACCACTAGCGCGGTGATCGCTGGAGCGGGCGTAGCACTGATGATTTTGCCCACGCTCATCGTCGGCCACGAAATACTCATTCTTGCGATTGCCGGTGGCGCGGCCGGTTTGTATTGGTTTGCGCACCGACACGGTTCGTTACAAGGATCGTTCAACACGTTAGTGTCTCAAATAACGCACAAACCGGCCGTAACGACTCCGCCGTCGTCTAACTCGTCCAGTTCAACCTCAACCCAGGTTATAATCTAATGGAAGCAATTGACCTCGGCGCAAGTCCGAAAGAGATTTACGGAAACATAGAGGCTCCCACCAGCCCCAAGGGTGAAGAGCCAAAAAAAATCTACCCGAAGTTCACCTATCGCGGCGAGAAAGAACTCGATTTGCCGGAAGATGGGTGCATGGAGATCGAGTTTTGCAAAACGCGGGAGGTTTCCGAGACGCGTGATGGCAAGCACTACTACGAGTGCGACATCGAGGTGCGCGAAATCCGTGAGGTGGAGGATGACGATGACGTTGATGAACCTGAAGCCCCGAGTCGATCCTACAATGAAGCCGGGGACGCGCTCGACACGATAGCCAAAGCACTCGGGATGGCGAAAGACGAATAACCATGGGCTGCACGCAATGCGGATCTCCGACCGGTAACTGCGGGTGCTCAGGCAACCCGAACCCGCTTGATTCATGTAATCGGGATTTTCTGCAGTGCGGAAATCCGTGTAACATCGGCCTGGGCAACTCGGCCGCTTGCGAAAATCTTCCGTCTCAAATTCAGAATTTTTCTGACCAATTTTTCGGCACTGTCATCAAAACGGAAGTGGACGGAGTCGTAAAATGGTCGCTGCCGTGCGGACTTGATACTGGACTACCCGGCAATCCGCGCGCCGTCTCCGAGGGGCTCGCGTGCTATTTTCTCCGGCTGTTCGCCGATGGCATTACTGGACTTGTGGGTCCAGCAGGCCCACAAGGCACCGCAGGCTCGAACGGGCACAATGCGTATACCGTGCTACTGAAGTCTTTCACGCCCCCGAGCCAGGTCTCCGGCGCCGTTCAGATTCTCACCGCTTTCAATCCGGCGTTGCAAACAGGCATCTCCGTTTTCATCACCAATTCCGGATGGTACAAAATCACGCAGGCTCAGCCGGACGGCACGCTGTTCCTCACGCTCGAAGGACTCATAGATAACTCCCAATCGCCTGTAACCGCCGGTGCATTAGTCGTTCCGACTGGCGAACCAGGCATGACGGGCCCGCTCGGTCCGCAAGGAAACCCAGGTCCGACTGGTCAGCAAGGCCCGACTGGTGCCCAGGGCGTCCAGGGTCCGACCGGCCCGCAAGGTCCGCCAGGCACACCCGGGAATACACCGGTGCTCGCTTATGGATACCTGACCGGCCGCGACGCGGGTAATATGGAGGCCACAGTCGACGGTGCAGCTTACACCGCTGTGGATTTTGGGTCCGGCAGTTTCGGGTTCAACGCCGCCGATGCCGGGGCTTACATGGTCACCGTGGTTTTTTCGCTGAAGAACACCTGGCACGCTTCTGTTTTGAATGAGGGTGGTTTTATCAAGGCGAAACTGGTCAACACAACGGCCGCCGCAGATATCGCGGACAGCGAGCAGGTTTGGACTTTGCTTACCCCGACAACGGGCGATACTCACGCAGTTCCGAATATGACGTTGAATTGTATCTTCGTTACCACGAACCCTGCGCAAACGATTGTAGTTTACGCGCAGCGGAGTGGGGCAGTCTCTGATCCGTTGCGGATAGAGGTGTCTACCAGTCTCTCCTTTGTGAAAGTAGCATGAGCGAATGCAAAGATTGCGGACAAAAAAAGTTGGTGCGCACCACAAAAGGCGAGCACCATCCGATCGTTAACGGAAAACCGCTGACGAGTCGCCGCCAGGGCCAGCGGGTCCGTGAGGTTTCCGGTGTGCCGCAATACAAACTGATCATCACCAATCCATAATATGTTCCGCGTCGATGACGTTTATGCCGAGGCGAAGCAGATTCTCGGAGTCTGTGATGAGCCGAAACTTTTTCGCTGGATCGCCGACGCGGTGTCGCTACTCGTGAACAAGGAAGACCTCGAGGGCTGGAAAGGCTATCTCGACGTTTGCACCGCCGGCTGTTCATGCGCCGGCATCGGCAGCATTTGCAACAATCCTTCGGGCTGCGGCCGGAAATATATTACGCTGCCGAGGGAGGTCGATACGGTGCTCGGGGTCAACATCGGCGGACAGCCGGTGCTCGGGTATGGCCAGCTTTTCGAATTTCACCTCAACGGCCCGGGTTCATGCCGCACGATTTGCGAATGGAAGTGGGAAGACGCCGGTAAGTTCCATTGCACGTATAAAGACATCATCACGCCGGCGAAGTTGGTGGCCTTTCTCAGCACCGCAGAGGACAACAATTCTGATCTCATCGTTTATGGATACGACAGCGCAGGACAAGTGTTGCGACGAAACGAAAACAATCAGTGGATTAACGGATTGCGCATTCCGACTGTCTACGGAGTCGCCCTCCCCGACGACGGTGCCCCCCTGGTCGCTCGTATCACCGGCTTTTATAAATCAGAGACTGTCGGAAATGTCCGGTTGTCAACAACCGACGATTCCGGACCAACTGGAATTTTGCTCGGAATTTATGAGCCAGACGAAACCTTGCCCCAATACCGCCGCATCAAGCTGAACCGATCGTGCAACTGGGTGCGCATCGCTTTTCTCAAATCGACGCCGAAATTTGCCAGCCGGTTCGATCACATACCGCTGCGCAGCCGCATTGCGTTGCTACAAGCGATTCGTGCAGTCAAAGCTTACGACGACTTGCAAACGGACTCCGCGCATGGTTTCGAGTCCGACGCTGCGCGCATGGAGCTCGAGGCTCAAATGAAAGCCGAGCCGCCGGTGTATAACCCGCCCCAGGTTATCGACATGAGCAACCCGCGCGACAAATACGACTACGATATCCGGTGAAATGGCCAACGCATACCAACAATCAACCGCCGATGCGATCATCGATTTCGACGGCACCGCGTTCCGTGGAACCAAGTCCGATTGCGACCCTTCCCAGCTTCCGCTCGGTTATGTCTGGAACGGCATCAACATTCTCAACGTTGGTGGCGTGCTCTCATGTCGCCCCGGACAAGATTGCAAACTTACCTTGCCTGCCGGCCGTCTCCAGGGCGCCGCGTTGTTCCGGCCGGTAGTCGGAGTCGAACAGATCCTTTTCGCAGTCGACGGAAAAGTCTACGTCAGCCCGTTTCCTTTCGTCACATACCGGCAGTTGCCCAAGTTGCAATTCCTTCCGTATGCCGAGCAAATTTTCTGGGAGACCGTTTACCAGTCCGCAGAGCGAATTAACGAGTCTCTCGGGTCCGCGATAACGCTGATCCCGACGAAAACGTTGTTGTTCATGCAGGACGGCGGCAACACTGCGCCGGCCTGGTTTGACGGCAACGACGCGGACCACATTCGCGGTAATGCTTTTGATACCCCGGCCGGGGGGTCCATGGTCTGGGTGGGTGATCGTCTATGGATCTCAACGCGCAATTTCGTTCAGGCCAGCGATATCTCGAACCCGTTCAGCTTTCGCGAGAATGTTTATCTCGGGGGCAATTCCGCGTTCTATTTCTCCGGCACCGTCACCGGGATGGTGAAGACGCCGAGTGTCGAGGCACCACAATTGATGGTGTTCACTGCAACCGATGCGTCGATATTACAGGCGAACATCCGGCAGCGTGATGCCTGGCCGACTACGCCGGACTTTCAACGCGAGGTTGTGCAGGTAGGTGCAGCATCAAGCCGTTCGATCCGGTCACATTACGGCCAGATCGTCTGGATGAGCCCGACCGGCATTGCGATCTTCGACCCTGCGACAGCCGGCAAACTGACGGCTCGATTGCCCGCGCGCGACAACGAAATGCTGGTGTCGAAGTCGCGACTCTGCGACGATTTGTCCCTGGTGGCCGGGATATCATTCGGCCAGTTTTTTATGATGTCGGTGCCGGCGGATGATCAATACAACACGCACACCTGGGTGCTCAATCATGCAAGCTTTGAGACGCTGAACGATGACTCCGGCCCGAGTTGGTCCGGTTACTGGATCGGCACGCGACCGGTGGAGTGGGTCGCTGGTGTGGTCGCCGATGTGTCTCGAATATATCATGTCAGCGTGGATTACGACGGCGTGAATCGGCTTTGGGAGGCTTTTCGACCGAATCGCCTCGACAACGGATGCCCGATTACTTGCGGGATCGAGGGCCGCGGCATGTTCGGCCAAACGAGCCCAGCGACGAACAAATTGCCAGGCGCGCGTTGCCGGCTCACCTGGGCCGACTTTGCGTTTGCCGGTATCGAAGAGGATATTGATGTCGGTGTGTTTTACGCTGGTGGGTCTCGAGGCCAGTTTAAGCAAGTAATGCAGAAATTGGTCAAGGTGTCGCGCGGCAGTCTGAAGTGGGATAGGTTCATTGACATGGCGTCAATACTTTACGAATTCAAAGCGCAATCGCGGACGCTGCGAACCGAGGACGCGAATAAGCAGGTCATGAACTCCGAGACGGCGGCCTGCCCCGTCGAAAGAGAAGACAACGAGAACATCGACGAAAGCTTTCAATTTGCCGTCGTTTGGCATGGCCCGGCTACCCTCCGGTGGTCGAAGTCATTCGGAATGACGATCTCCGAGAAAATGTCCGGCGAGGGAGACGCGTGCTCCGCAGAGGAGGATTTCAACTCGGTCCGTTTCGACGGTGCTGGAGTGAAAACGGAAACGGAAGAGTCTGGCGCGTCCGAGCTCGCCGCGACTCCGGCGCAGTATTTCGTCGCCAGCAAGACAAAGTTTGTGGAGCAGGATGGAATCACCACATCCGGCGCGGGGTTCGCCACCAGTGTGGTGTCGCAAGGCGCCGCGGATCGAGTCGCGAATATCATCGCCCAGAAACAAGCGGAACGCGAACTGCAAACGCTGTTGCCATTTTTCTATTCCCAAACGGCTGAATGAACTTACTCCTCGACGTATTGTTGTTGCGAAGATTGCGGATTGAATATATTTCTCCGCCGATTTGCCCGCCTGCGATCACCTCGGGTTCAAGTGCGAGTGCGGCGCCGATTCTCATTGAAGCGATTTCTCCACTGACTGCACCGAGTGCGCGATGCGACGCGGGCATTCTCAAGTGGTCAGATTATCCGGGCCAGATTTGCGCGAGTCTTTACCGCGTCTCGGA